TTAAGATTAATTAATTCTTTTTTCTTTAATAATTCTAAGTTTTTATATTTATGATTATAATTAATATTTGAAGATTTAAATTTCATTGGTAAATATCCTGGTTGAACTATAAATGAACTACAATAAACAAAAAATAAATTAACTAAATATAATAATTTCATTATTAGTTTAATATTAATTTGTATTATTTATATACAAATACTAAAAAAAAATGATTTGAATGTTTTAATTATATGTTTTATGATAACAATGTTACCATCAATTAGCTGTTTCTATGTTCATTACAACTGCGAACCGTATAATTTTACCTTCATCAAATTTGAGAAGTTTGTTAAGGTCATTCTGAATTTTCGTGCGGTTATCATGACCATTGAGCAACTAGTGGAAAACGTCCAACTTTTCAAGATTTTCAAATTGTCGCTCCTCTTAACTAAGGATACCTCGCAAATTTCATCATCGGTTGATGTCTTTGATGGCAATACTTATTATGGCGTGGAAACTGAACGTTATTGGAAACATCTCAGGCTTACACAGTATGATGAGTTGATTTTGCTTGAAAGGTCAGCAACTCGAAATCCTCTAAATGCTAGAGAACCTAAACGCACAAGCAGCAGAAAGAAACTTAATAAATTTCTTAAGCTGTTTCAAACAGTTCTAGAGTCAGGCAAGATAAAAGAACCAGAGCTTATTATGGATGAATTTCTTTACAACGAAGCGGCGGAAATTTTCGACTATTTCAGACGATACATCGAACACGAGCGAAAAATCGAGATGATGTCAGTCATCCTACATAACTATGGACGAGATGTTTATGGTTGTGTTCGCAAGTTTCTCTGAAAAGTTGGGGTATATTGGCAAAATTAATTTTTTGTCATTTGATTTAAAGATTATTTATGAATGTCTTTAAATATCTTTTTGTTTATTTTAGCATAAATATAAAAATTGATTTAATATTTATAAGAATTTATTATAAATAAATTGAAAAGATTGAATACAGCAACTAATAATATTATTAGAATTATTATTAAAAGTTTTAATATTTCTTATTTTTTTATTATTAAGAATTTTAATATCATTAATATTTTGTTCAGATATATTAATTCTAGGTGTAAATATAATAATTGTATAAAATATATCAGTATTAATTAAAAGAATACTATTTAAGATATAATTGTAGATTTTCCAGCACCTGTTGCTAATTCTAAATAGAACTTATAATATTTTTTAATCATATTAAATCCATTTTCAATGATATTTATTTGATAATCTCTCAATTTTATTTTATTATTTTTTTTAGTAAGAATAATATCATTCTTATGATTATCTTTATAAATTTTATCATTAGAATCATTAATATTATCAATTTCATTTTTTGATAATTTTCTGGTAATTATGCCAATATCTTTAAAGACATTAATAAAAATATCATCCAATAATTCAATTCCTTCATTTAATTTAATAAATTCTGTTCCTCCTCCTTCTTCATTAATTAAATATTCTTTAATTTCTATAAATTTATTTGAAATAATTGAATTATTTATGCCATATTCAAGTAAATATTGTTTAATATCATTATCATCCATTTCACGTAAGTTTGAAATTATTCTATCATATTCACTATAATGAAATTTATATTTATCAGTTTCAATACATTCATATAAAGCTAAATAAGAAGATTTATGCGAATGTTGATCACTTTTAAGCCTACATTTAGGATCTTCAGTATAACCATATTTAAATTTATTATCATAATTCCAATCTTTATTTGTCTGAATATAAAATTATAATCATATTTTATTTAAAGAGATTAATAAATATCCCTTAAATCATTTCTTAAGAATAAAAAACCAAAAAAATTTAATTTTTGATTTATATAGAAATAGATAATTAATCAAATGAATAATGCGAAGGATAAATGCGAATTGATAGATGGTTATTCTCAATACCAAACATTTCAGAAAGTTCGCAATATCTGTTATTGTAGAAGAATGAAACAATCTCCATTTTATGACACCCCCAATTATCAGGATATGTTTGAAAATTGCTAAACATTCTGAAATGATTTCCTGTCAAATGACGTATTTTATCAATATAATCATTAGGGATCATAATATCGCAATTCGGATGATCTATACTGCAATATTCTATTACTTGATCACATTCTATATCAAAATCAAACTTTGACATAAAAACAAGAATGCACTTAATCATTGGTATCGCAATTTAATGAAAAAATTATCAAATCATTTTTTTATTATTATTCTAATGTTTCAATTCATTTAAGGACATTCGCAAATATCCCTTAAATATCTTTCATAAAATAGAGAGATTTGAAAAAATGTTTTTTTTTGATTTATTATTTATATTAGTATTTAAATTATTATTTATAATATCAATAATGTTCTATAAATTACATAAAATGAATGAACGAATTATAATAAATACAGTATTATCAAAATTAGATTTTTATCCAAATCATTATAAAATAATTAAGAAAAATAATAAAATTTATATAAAATGTCATTTTTATACATTAGATTGTTCACATTATTTAATTAGTAGTTATAATATAAATTATATTGAATATGGTTCAAAAGGATATTATATTAAAGTTTATGGAAATCACGAATTAAAAAAAAAATTTTTAGATAATTATGCAGCAGGTAAAGATATAGGAATAATAGTTATTGATATTCTTATTGATTTGAAAGAAAAATATTATAAAATAATTACTACTTATTTACAAATTCTAACTTGTAATTATTATCTAAAAGAAAATTTATATTCAACAATAATTACTTATTTAAATAATCCATCATTTTATATTAATATAACAAATATATATGATACAAATCTAAATATAAATAATAATATACCAAATCATTATTTTTTGCCATTTTATCAAAATTTAGCAAATAAAGAAAAAAAATTTAGATGTAATTATATAAAACCATTCAATATTATTATAACCAATGATAAAGAAACATTAATATTAAAACCAATTATAACTCAATTTGGAGAACATCCAAACACAATTATGAAAGTTTCAGAAGATATTGATATAGAACCACATATAAATAATCATATATCCATTAATAAAATTACTGGTTTATTAATATAATAATAGATTTAAAGAGATTAATAAGAATTCTTTAAATAATGGATGACATTAATGAACCTTTAAGAAAATGTGATAAATGTAAAATAACAAAATCTAAAAAATTATTTTATAAATATAAATATTGTAATAGATGTTATATAAAAGATTATATTCATCTTCATTTACAAAATGCACGAATTGCCAATCATTTAAATATTTCTATTGATGAATTAAATAATATTCTCAAAATAGATTTTAATGATTCAAACAAAAATGAAATAGGAGAACACCAAAGATATGATGAAGTTATGTTATTAATGTATAATTCTAGATCTAATTCTATTATTACTGATGATATAATTAATAATTTTTTAGATGAACCATTATGAAATAATAAAAATAATAATTGATTTAAAGAGATTAATAAGAATTCTTTAAATACTTTCTTGGATACGAATTCTATCATCAATGCGACATGAGTCGAGGATAATTTTCTTAATATCATCATAAGTCAAATTATTATCTTTGATATATTCTCTAACTTTATTATAAGATGTTGAAACTTCAATATAAATATTATTAAAATCTTTATGAAGAGCTTTTTTATATTTATTATAAATATATTTGGCAAATTCATTAAATGTTGGAAAATGTTGAAATCTAAGAAAGAATTTAATATAATCATTATAAGCTGATATTTGATTATCAATACTTACGAAATTATCATTAACTGCTAACTCTTTCCAATTTGGATTATATACAATTCTGAATGTTTTTAATGAAATTTCGAGAGGATTAATAGTAGAAATAATATATTTATCTGACCAATCATTTTTAAATTCAATATCATATTTAATTTCTTTATTATAATCTAATTGAATATCTCCAGCACTATAATTTGAATTTACTAATGTTGATAAATAAACTAATTCATTATATTTATGAGAATTATAATAATCAGGAAAAGTTTTCATAATTTCATTAATATTTTTTTCAGTTGCAATATTATCAATTGGAATATATTCATCATCTGCAATAATATGAGAATTAATCAAACATTTAATTTTTCTTTTGAAAATAACTGGATTTTTCTTAATTTGTGATAACATAGATAATAAAGTTCTTTCAAGATTGATATGTTTAATAATCTCTGGTTTAACTTCATATTTAAATACATTCATAATAATATTTTGAATAACATTAATATTAAAGATATGTTTTCTAAGAATAATTTTATTAATTTCTGGTCCATTAATAATATAATACATTGCAACATCAATTGGCACAATTGTTCGATTAAAATCAGGTAAGCCACATAGAGAAATATAAGTAGTAGCTTTAGAAAGTCTAAATTTTAAATGATTTGTAATATAATCATAATATTCATTCAAATATTCACATCTATTTTCAACAACTAAAATTTGCCATAATATAATATAATAAAGATTTGGATTTCCCATTTTCTTTGAATTTGTAAATAAATTAAATAATGCATGACTGCCAACTTCATTATGTTGTTCATTTGATGTTGTTAATGGAATTGTTCCAATAATCTCGGCACGTGTGAAAGGATCAATAATACATTTATTTGTTAATTTGATACCAATACAATGTCCAAATCTTTTTGCAATTCTTTCCTTAATTTCTTCATTATTAATTATATTTAAGGGATTTTCAATAAAATTTTTAAAATCTTTATCTGTATCAAATAATTTATTAGATGATTTTATAATAACTAATTGGGGAACATCTAAATCTAACATAACAGGGTCTTCAAAATTATATTTAATTAATTCTTCTTCAGTTGCTTCATCTGGAATAATAGCTTCTGATTGTTTCGCATTTGCTATTTTTTGATTTAAGGCAAAACCAGAATTGGTTCTATCATCGCAAAGAGCTAATAATTTATTAAATTTGGTAATAGGACTATATTCATTTTGATTAATAAATATATCTTCTATTTTTTTAATCATAGTAATAGCATTTGTATAATTACCATTTTTTAATTCTGATTGAATGGTATTACCATTAATAGATTTTAAATTTTCATTGGATAATTTAATAAAATCAGTTCTAAATTTTAATAATTTTTGTTTAATATATGGAAGACCTGATTTGCCCATATTAGTAATATTAATAAGATCATAAATCATATCAAAATTAGCCATTAAATCGTTTAATGTAATATTTTCAAGAATTTTATAATCATCTTTATTAATATTTTTAATTAATTTTGTAATATTTTGAGGATTTGTATAATAAAGTTTTGATGTATTATTTCTCATAAATGCGAGTGGAACACTAATATCAATATCATCTGAATAAACATAAGATTTAATAATATGACATTCGACTTCTTTGATATTAAAATCTTTTAAAATAAATTCAGAAGATTTAACATCACCAGCATGAACTTCACCATCAGTAATAATAATAATATTTTTATCATTAAATTTTTTATTAATAATAGATGAAGCAACACTAGAAATTTTAGTGCCTCCATAACCTTTTTTATTTTCGATGTATTTCAAGATTTCATTATAAGAAATTTCTTTAATTTCAGTATCCCAAACAAAGAAAAATGCATCTTTATTTAAAGAAACGATTTCATCAACTTTATTCCAATAATTTAAAAAATCACTAACAGAACCTGAAATATCAATATAAATTATTGTATTAGTCATTATTGTTTTTAATAACTTAATAAACTTTTAAACAAAAATCAATTTTTTTTAAATGAAAATCATTTAAAGATATTCATAAATAACCCTTAAATCTTTTTTTTAAATATAAAAAATTGAATATAATATAATAATATAAATCAATAATATGGATTTAACAAAAACGGAGCTTTTAGCCAAATGTGCTGAATTAGGATTAACTAAATATAAATCTAAAAATAAAGCTGAATTACTTGAATTACTTTCTAATAATAATAAAAAACATTTAACACCATTGATTAAATGGAGTGGTGGTAAAAGTGATGAAATTAAGATGTTTGAAAAGTATTTTCCTGATAATTATAATTTATATATAGAACCTTTTATTGGCGGTGGTTCAGTATATTTTTATTTAAATCCAGATAAGGCAGTTATTAATGATATTCATAAAGAATTGATAGATTTGTATCAATGTATTGGAGAAGGTAATAGTGAAAAAATATATGAATTTATGGAAAATAATCCAAATGATGAAGAAACATATTATAAAATTAGAGATGAAATGATTATTAATGATAAATTAGATAATGCAAAAAGATTTTATTATCAAAGAAAAACATGTTTTAGAGGTATGTTAAGATATAATAAAAATGGAAAATTTAATATACCATTTGGACGATATAAAACAATTAATTATAGCGACCTTAAAAATAAAGATTATGAATTATTATTAAATAAAACTCAAATTTTAAATAAAGATTTTAATTATATATTTGAAAATTATAATGATGAAAATAATTTCATGTTCTTAGACCCGCCATATGATAGTGAATTTACTGATTATGGATATTGTCAATTTGGTAAAAAAGAACAAGAAGAATTAGCATTATTATTTAAAAATACAAAAATAAAATGTTTGATGATTATTGGTAAAACAAAATTTATTGAAGATTTGTATAAAGATTATATTATAGATGAATATGATAAAAAATATAAATTTAAATTATATGATAATCGTATTGGAGATGAAATTAATATTAAACATTTAATTATTAAGAATTTTTAATCATTTTTCCAATATTTCTAAAATATAAATAATAATCATCTTCATCCCATTTTATATCAATTATATTTAAAAAATCTTCCATATGATTTATTTTTATGCCTTTATTTTCAAAGAATTGTATGTTTGATAATCCAGCTTTCAATATTTTTCTATTATAAACACTCCAATTCAAAATACCACAATCTATTTTATAATCTTTATATTTTTCTTGTAATGATTTTTCTATTTCTTTGCATTTTTCAATAGTTGCAGGTAATTTTTCCGTATCCAATTCAATATTACCTTTCAATTCTCTATAATAAATAATTTTATTTATTTCATCTTTAAAAATTAGGTCAATATCTTTTTTTTTATCATTAATAACTTGAATACCACAAGTTAATAATTCAAGATTTGGATTTACTTTTATCAATTCTTTTGCTATAAATTCACCAAAATGACCAAATTTTATACAAATTGATTGTTCACTTGGTTTTTCACCAAATAATAAATAAGAAATTGACCCATGTTTAGTATAAGTTAAATTATCTTTCAATAATTTTTTGACCCATGAAATACCATCGTTTTTAACTTCCTCAACCATTATATTATCCTTAAATCATTATATTCATTTTTTTAATATTTAAAGATATTCATAAATAATCCTTAAATCCAATAATTAAAATAATATAACATTTTATTAGTTTTAATTATATTCATTTTTCCAATATAATAATTATTAAGTTTTTGATTTAATAAATATCTTTTTATAAAATTTTGCCATGAAATCTTATTTTTAATTCTTCTTAATGTAAAATTATAATTAACTATTATTTGATTTATATAATGTTCATATGATACATTAATAAATGGCTCAAATTCTTCAAAATCTTTTATATATTTCTCTATTTCTTCTATCGTTTCTTTTATTGAAAAGGATTTAAAGATATTCATAAATAATCTTTAAATCTATTTATATAAAAAATGATAATTATTATCATTATCATAATAATTATAAAATGGACATTGAAGATATTATCACAACTAAAAAAACAACTGAATTAACTATTGAACAAATTGAAATTTTAAGAAATGAATTAATTAAAAATAATTTTGATTCAACTTTTAATTTTATTAAAGATATTAAGAAACAATATAAATTTAATTGCAGTAAAATTGATTTGATTAAGATTTATAATAATCTTGGTTATGAAGATTATCAATTGAAAAAAAAATTAATTAAAAAAATTCAAAAATCTCAATCTGGTATTATTAGTGTTACTGTTCTTACTAGTGGCACTCCTGAATATACTAATGCTAATGGTGAAAGAGTTAAAGGAACTTTCAGTTGTCTTCATAATTGTTCTTTCTGTCCTAATGAAAAACCTTCAGAAGCTAATAATTGGACACAACAACCAAAAAGTTATTTATATACTGAACCTGCTGTTTTAAGAGCTAATCAAAATGATTTCGATCCTATCAAACAAATGAATTCAAGAATATCTTCTTTAAGTCGAATGGGACATCAAATAGATAAAATAGAATTATTAGTTCTAGGAGGAACATGGAGTGAATATCCAAAAGAATATCAAGAAGAATTTATAACAAAACTTTATTATTCAGCTAATGTTTATTATGATCATATTAAAAGAGATATTTTAACTTTAGAAGAAGAAATTGCAAATAATGAAATTGCTAAAATTCATATTATTGGTTTAACTTTAGAAATGCGAAGTGATAGTATTTCTTTAAATGAAATTAAAAGATTAAGAAGGTTCAATTGTACAAGAGTTCAATTAGGTATTCAACATACTAATAATGAAATTTTAAAGATGAATAATAGAGGTGAATCAGTTGAAAAGACAATTAAAGCTATTAAATTATTAAAAAATAATTGTTATAAAATTGATGGTCATTTAATGCTTAATTTATATGGCAGTTCAATCGAACAAGATGAAATAATGTTAAATCAAATTTTATATAATCCAGATTTACAATTAGACCAATTGAAAATTTATCCTTGCGCAATTGTTCCATTTACAAAAATAAAAGAATTATATGATACTGGTATTTATAAACCTTATGATGATAAATATCTTTATGATTTAATTAAAAATTTTAAAATTAATATTTCTAAACAATTTAGAATTAATAGAATTATTAGAGATATATCTGGTCATTATATTCAAGGTGGCTATTCACAACAATTTACAAGTATTCGTCAAGTCTTAGAAAAAGATATGAGAGCTAATAATTGGTGTTGCAAATGTATCAGATGTCGAGAAATTAAAGGTAATATCATAGATGAAGAAATCAAATTAGATATTATGGAATATAAAGCAAGTGAAGGTAATGAATATTTTATATCATTTGAAACTTCAAAATATTTAATTGGATTTATTAGATTAAGATTAAATTTAAATTATGATAATGTATTACCAATACTGCAAAATACTGCTCTAATTAGAGAACTTCATGTTTATTCAACATTATCAAATGTAGGAACAAATGATTTATATTCATTACAACATAAAGGATTTGGAACAAAATTAATTGAAAAAGCAGAAGAAATTGCACAATCTTTCGATTTTAAAAAGATTGCTATAATTGCTGGCACAGGTGTTCGCAATTATTATAAAAAATTTGGATATACATTAGAAGATACATTTATGATTAAAATTTTCTAATCATCTGATTTATATATTATTAATTCATATAAATGTGCATTTAAACTATAATTATCAAGATTTGTTCCTCTAATTTTACCATTTATATCTCCTATTCTATCACCCTTATTTCTAACATCTTCTGAATTTCCTAAACTTTCCAATATAACATCACCTTTTTCTTTAGTATTAATTATATCTTTTATAGTAATTTGTTGTATTTTATTAACTATGTCACTTTGTTGTATTTTATTAACTATGTCACTTTGTTGTATTTTATTTATGTCACTTTGTGGCATAGTAAAAAGCGTATCTTCTCCACTATTAGTATACCAAAAAGCAATATTAGTATCTGCTGGACCTAAATAAATACCAGTATTTTCATCTCTTCTATATAAAAAATGCATTATTTGTTTTTCTTTATCAGCTAATCTTTCAATAGTATAATTTATTTGTATTTTTGTATATATTGTTATTTTTTTAGATGAAATTTGATTAGATAGTACTAATATGTGTCTATCATTAAAACTAAGATAATATTCATTAATAGAATCATTTTTTTTTAAACGTGGATCTCGTATTAAAGCAGTTTCTGAATAAGAAAAATGTTTATTATTACCTGATTGATCATATAATGTACGTACATCAATATTTTTTTGTTCATTTGCTGTAAAATATGTATCATAATCTATTTTTTTATTATCAATAATACAATATAATTTTTTATCTATATCATTATAATAAAAATCTATAGTTTTTTTCCTTATTTCAGTATCATCTTCACGAAAACTTAATCTTAATATAGGACCTTTATAATTTGGATTTATTAACCTAGTACCATAAGTACCTAATGCATTTTTAGCATTAAAATAACCAGTATATGAAATATTATTAAAACTCATTAATTTAACTCCTGTATTTTTATCCTTTCCTTCTTCTTTTTTAAATATTGGTCTAATTGATTCAGATTTATCAGAAGATATAAATTCATTATTACTATTATAATATAAAATATTATCTATATTTAAGCTATATTTGCCTGATGGATTAGGTATAATTGGTATTGCACATTTTGTTGGATATTTAATTACATCTTTAATATTTTTAGTTATTTTAGAATAGTCTGAATTATAATATAAATTTTCATTAAATTCTAATATTACATCTTTTGGTTCAATTATACTATAAGTATTATTATTATTAATATTAGAA